TGAAATAACTGCAAATACGCTAGTTGCAGTACCAGAAAACAAAGCTATAGATGTTCCTGCCGAAGTTTCAAGCGTACCTATCAAAGAACCAGGAGAACCATCTTCCAATCTTGCTGTTATTTGTCCTGCTACGAATTTATTTCTCCATAACACACCATTTTGCTCATATCTTTGAACTAAGAAAGCAGTTGTCCATCCTGTTAAATTTACATCTAAAGCGTATGGTGCATTAGTAGGAGTATTTGCAGTAGATGTTAAAGGAACTTGCTGTACAACAGCCGTGCCAGCGCCCGTCAATACCAAATTCCATCCAGGAGCTATGTTATATGTTCCAGCAGTAGTAAATGTTGCACCTTCAGACGGGATATTTACTAACGCAAACTGTGGGTTTATTGCTTGATTATTTCCATTAACTTGTGTTGAACTAGAACCGCCTCCAGAACTGTCTGGCAAATAATTTTCTATAAGATAAATTAATTCATCTTGTTGGGTATTACCTTTTCTAATTTCAATTCTAATTGTTTCATTAGGAGTAAAAAATAAATTTGGAGTTAATGTGCCGTTAGCTTGAAATTGCAATGGATTAGGAAGTATTACAGCGCCTTCATCATCGTTAAAAACATTAATTGGCTGATATGGAATAGTGTTGGATAAAAAGAAGGCATAGTATTGGTCATCTAAAAGATTGCCCGTAAGGTCGGCCATAAGCCAAACTGGATTATACGAACGAAATTTTGTAACAGCCATCTTGCATCTATCCTTAGCCTAAAATGATTAAGTTAATAATAACATGTTGTCTAGTTGTTAACTAGCGTTGATATATTGTATATAGATGCTTGACTTTTAACCAACTCCAATGTACACTAAGGCGTACAGTTAATTTGGAGGTGTATGATGGGAACTTTATTAACATTGGTGGTTGCGATATGGATAGGTTGGATTATTGTATCTTTAGACGACAAAAGTCGCTAGAGGAAATCTTTTAATAACTCACCTATTTTAAGCACACCTCCTCCCAAGCCTGTCGCTTTAGCTGCTTTCATAAAAGGTCTTAATTTATTAATAGCGGCTTGCTTAGCTCTTGCTAACTCTACTTCTTCTCTCATTTCAGGGTGTTGACCTAATAAAGCTTCCATCGCATCAGAGCGCTCCATAAATGGTTTTAGCAAATCTAAGTCTGTTTGCCCAGGACGCAATCTTTTTCCTTCTGTAAATATATTTCTAACTGTTGGTTTAAGGTTTTTATTAAAATAAGTTTGCATTTTATCGGCGTATAATTTGCTGGCTTGCCCTCTTATGGCTGCCAAATCATGATGACCTTGCTGAATAATGCGTTCTTGCATTTGATCGTTTAATAGATTTCTTGCTTTTACTAAAGCATCGGCTTTTTCTCTATCAGCGTAATTAGAATTTGGATTGCTATATATACTGGTAGCTTTTTTACCCATGTCACTTTGCACTTTGTGAAGAGCATCATAGTCGCCATCTTTAGCTTTTTTTATTAGATTTAAATAATCCGCATCTGGCTCTAAATGTTTCTCAGCCACATCTAAAATTTTATCTTGAATTTTAATAGGCTTTAAATCCTTGGTATTGGCAAGTCTATTGGCTTCTTTATATAAAGCCTTAGATTGATAATCTAACGTATCATGACCTTTTAGCATTTTATTAAATGCCTCCAATGGTTTTTGTTCTGTTGTCAAAGTGTTCCATACTAAAGGAAGGTCTTCGGAAATTGTTTTACTTACTTTAGTGGCTGCTGGCAACACACTTCCTACGGCTGCTCCCGTCATTGGGTTTTCAGGCGATAAAGATGCTCCTGTAATTGCCCCCGCTATTGGTTTAGAAATCAAGCCAGGAATTCTAGCAGCTTCTGCGCCTTTCATTAAGGTTTTAAATATCGGACCCCCCGACACGGCTGAACCACCTATATCCCCAACTATTTCTGCGCTAGGCGCAAGAGGAATTTCTATATTAGTAAAAGGTATTCTAGGAGTTGCGCCTCGTGGGGATGTCGGCAAAGGCGCCCCTATTTTTTCTAAAAACTTACTAGGTTCACGACCGGTCATTTGAATACCAAAATTAGCAGCGTCTGCCGCAAATCTACCTGGAGCAGTTAATCCAGATAAAGCCCCCCTACTTGCTGCGGGAAGCCCTGTTCCTTGTACGATACGATTGATATGCTCCGCAATATTTCCAGCAGTATTTAATGCTGGATGAGGTTCCGAATCAATCATGCTCAAAATGCCTTCTTGTAACCAATTTGGCATACCAGGATATTGTTGAGCTATTCTTTCTCTTGCAATATCCATATGGTCTTTAGGCTTATCAAATTCTGCCAGTAAATCAATGGGAGCTGCTTTAGTTTCTCTGTCGGCTAACAAATCGATAGGCATTTTATTTCCTTATATTCATTAATTCGTCAACCACGGCACCAATACTTTTCTTGTGTATTTTTGCTGTATGTTTAATATTTTCAGGGGTCCATTTGGGGTTTTCTTTGATAAGATCGTCGGCATACAATGCTAACAAAGTATCATCCTCAGAAGCTGAATCACCATCAACGATAGAGTCTGGCTGGGTAATTTTAGTTTGTTGAGGTGTCTTTTTTCGCAAAGTAATAGGAGAAGTACCCGCTTGCTTATATGTTTCTGTTTCAGCATCCAATATATCATTGATAGCATCATATTCCGCTTTTGCTAATTGAGGATTTTTATACCAGTTACTTGGATTAGTTAAATGCTCTAACTTCTCAGCCATGGCCGGCTGAATAGATTCACCATAAAATTGACGAACTTGTTTAGCTAAAAGATTAGCAGCCGATAAAGATTTTTGATAATCTAACAAGGATTGAGGCACCTTGCCGGTTTGAGCCAAAGCTTGATCTCTTAACAATCTTCCAGTCCCTTTTAGCCCAGAATACGCCAATAAATGGTCGGGGTTTATGCGTGTTCTTGTTTTATCAATATTCACTGCATAATTATATTTTTTACGCGCATCACTATCTGTTGTTTTTTTCGCAATATCCATCTCATAAGCACGCGCCTTTTCATCATCATAAGGTGCACCTTCTTGATTGGGTTGACCTGTAACTTTTTGCCCTAGTGCGTTATATCTTTTGCCACCCCCTAATACATCTAAGGCGCCACGCCCTTCACCTTCAGCTATAGACCTACCTAAGGGGCTGGTTGCTCTGTAAGCAGCTGTATCAGAAAGCTGACCCCTATAATCCATCAAAGATTGACGAGCCGCCAACTGCAGCTCATGAGCTTGTTTAGCCGCCAAATAACGAGGGTCATTGTCTCCGTATTGATTGCGCAACTGCTCAACATACATTGCATTAGCTACATCGCCCGAAGGGTGCAAACTATTATTATATTTAGCGTTCATAAGTTTTGAAAACATATCACTACCAGTACCAATACCCTTCATAAAAGTATTGATAGGGTCACCCTGATATTGCATAGGCATAATTATCGACTCCTCTGCCATGGTTGCCATTGACCAAGCGCACCACCAATCGGACCACTTAGCGCACTACCAAACAATCCAGCACCCGTTCCAATTAAGCCGCTCAACATATTCCCACCAGCATTATCTCGACCAGCCCCAGCAGTACCCATATAATCACCATACTGCATAGCGCGACCAGCACCTTGATTAGCCGTTTGCGCTCCAGTATTATACATTCCAGTAGCAGAATTAATTCCAGTTTGATACTTATTCATTAAATCAGCAAGATAGTTTGCCCTATCAGCCGCCTGAAGTCCCCCAGCTGTATTTTCAATTCCTTGAATTGCAGCCGATGAACCCATTAAACCCATAGAAGACGCAGCACCCAAACCGGCATCTTTTGCATCAGACATAGCACGACGCGCTTGCTCACTAGTCTCATAACTTTTCATCCACTCATTTTGCAAAGCTGCTGGGTCCAGTAATTTACCAGTAGCATCAGTTAATTGTTGACCAGCTTGTGTGCCATAATTTAAATACGGCTGTTGCAAACCTTGAGCATCTTGATACGCTTTAGTTAAATTATTTTGATAAGTCTGATACCCTTTACCAGGATTTAAAAAACTTGATAACCAGCTCATACTTTTCTCCTACGGATTTAATTCGGTTTCTATTTGCTCAATTGCACTATTTAAAGTATCTACTAAATTTTCTAACCACATCTTAAGCTCTTCGCTTAATTCATCATTCTCTATTATAGGAACTGGATTAACACGCTCTATAAATACTGTCATTAGTTTGCTCCTCCTGAACTACGCCTTTTCATTTGAACGGCGCCAAGCACAACAATAGGAGCGCTAGATACGCACACTAATTTATATACTCTGTTTCGACTTGCGCCCAAGGAGTACCACCTCATTCGCCAACGGTATTGACCCAATGGACTAAACTCTCTTAAATCAGCACTGTTAAATATAATTCCACCATCATCAGACCAATACAATTCTATATGAGGTTTAAACAATGCATTGTAATGATTATCAGAAAAAGTAGGTGTATTAGTACCTTCTTCAATTATTAACACTTCATCGCCTTCAGTTGAGTCTTCGGCCGCTACATAGACTGGAACTTCTGGCGTACTTTCTTCAGTAACAATGTAAGTCGTGTTTTCAAACGGCGCTTCATTTTTATAAAACGTTTCGTTGCCGAACACAAAATCAATTTCAACATAATCAGTAATAAACTCCGAATAATCAGGCGCGTATATTTGCCTTGTAGTTAGTTCGTAACGCATAGGAAATTTTAAAAATGCATCTACAGCTTGTACATCAGGCTGTAGCAAATTGCGGTTTTCGTTAAAATAAACATCACCACGCATTTCAAACATGGAACTTTCATCCTCAACAGTGACTAAATGCTTTCCAGCAAAAAACACATGTCTTTGAATGCGGTTGCGTTCACCATTTAGTTCAATTACTCTAGCCCATGTTTTAGTATTAAAGTTGTATTCTAGAGATTGTGCCGATGATTCAATATCTAATGCGCCAAAATTAAAAAATTGGCCAGCTGATACTCTATAAAAAATAGTGTTTTCCCATTGATACAAAAAGCCTTGGCCAGAGTTATCTAAAAAAGCATTTATGTCAGGCTGGTCAACAATCTCTTGTAGTATCACATTAATAGCTTGTGTACTTATAACTTCTGGTCGAGCGCCTGTAGAAGTCATAAATGTAATTAATCCATTACGATTACGCCCAAGCCAAGTCATCATGCCGAAATCTACATCTAAACTATTAGGATCAGCAAGTCCATAATCAAAACTATTTGAAGTATTAAACTTAAAAGGAAATGTTGACCCTGTTAATTGACTTGGAATATCCGCCCAAATATCAGTCAGAAAATCAGAAAATATATATAATTGTCGATGTAAAACAGCAAATTGCTGTATTTGTCCAGAAGCACTTGCAAAAATTGCCGACCCACTAGTTTGAAAGCATGTAGCAGGGTCAAATGGAACACCACCAAGGTTTATAGCCGACAAATAAAATTGCGGACTTTCTGCAACACTTACAACAAACCTACTGCCAAATGTTGTTACATATAAAGGTGGGCCTACACCCGAAACATTTGGGGGGGCTTGAGGGTCAGTAATTAAAGTTATACTAGGTGCAACTCCAGTTTCTTCAGTTATAACAAACATTTCTCGACTAGTAGTAGTTGGAGCGGTAAATAACAAATAAACAACGCTGCCAACTGTTAAATAATCCGCCCAAATTGGACCGTCCAAACTATTGAATGATGAATTACTCAATTGAATTACGTTATAAAATCTGTCAACTTGAAATACATTTAATCCAACCCATACATACATATAATCAATAGTTTTAAATATATATCTAGGCTCCGAAGCAAAGTTTAATTTATTTGCTCCTAATACAGATACGTGTTTGCGACCCATAGCCGGATATAACCCGTATTGTGATTTTGTTGCAGCACCAGAAACCATATACCAGTTTGCACAATCCTGACTGCCAAACTGTATAAACCGCTGTTTATCGTAAAAAGATGGGATAATTGGCAAATCTTCTACAGGCATTAGGACACTCCAGCTCTTATTGCATATGCCCCATTTAGCAGAGAATCTCTTTCCCCAGTTATTGATAAATTAACTTCAGAGCTAGCAACCATAATATCTTTTGCCTCTTGATACATCTGCTCAAGTTCTGGCGTCCAAGCTTCAATTCGCCCTTTATACTTAGCAAGATCTCTAGCCAATGCAAACATTAAATATCTTAGATAATATTGAGGAACTGTGCTCATATCATCATTAGAGGTTAATTCAGTCAATTGGAATTTACCTCTAATGTTAAACTCGTAAGGTTGACTAGGTGAAGGATATAGTCTTAATCTAGTAATTTGATTTTCAGGAAATACCATTACAAAACGCGGCAATGATTTTAAAGGATTAAATTTCCAAGCAGACAAAAATTCCGCTCTAGACTCTATAATCATAGGATATGTCACGCCATTTAATAAAAGAAATGCATTTTCTAAATTAGCAAGGCGCCCTAAAGTTATATCAGGAGTAGGAGTATAAGTTGCCGGTCCACATGTTACATCTTGTTGTCCTATTGCAACGTTTACTGATGCATTTTGCGAAATGGTTAACATCAACCCAGTTGATGCATAAGATTGTAATAATTGATTTAAAACGGTAATTCCTAAAGATAAATCATTCCCATGCAAAGGCATAGTTGGGCTATCTGCGCTAATTAAACGGTAAGATTGTGTAACAAATTCACGTACAGTTATCATCGTTCACCGCCTTTTTAGGGTATCTACGTTTTTTTTTAGGCTTATCTATTTCTGGCTTAGGAATATCTTTGATGTGCTCAAACCATTCTTTGGTATTTAATAACCTCTGATAATCATCCCACCCCTCAGCTACCTTACTAATACCGCTGATATGATGAATTACTACACGAAAATTATCAGAATCTACTAGTCGACCATTATATTCTATTAGCATTTTTATCCTTTAATTAAGGGTGGATTTCTCCACCCTTATACAGATATATCTTACGACATAATTCTAACTGCAAACTCAGGGTTAATAGCGCAACCACAAATAACGTCGATACGGTCGAGTTGTTCATAATTACGAATATCAGCGCCAAGAGAGTAAGTCATTGCTAATTTGTACAAATCACTATATCGAGTTGCTGCTTCAACGCCACCACGTAATTCTTTAAGTGGAGGAGCAGCAAACACAACTGCTTGTGTATGATAAGCAAGAGATACGTTATGATCGTCAGCAAGCAACAATTGTGCGCCATTTGGAATAGCTGCACTAATGTTTTGTCGAGCTCCAGATATAACAATTGATGGATTAACAGGTATAACAGCCAACCCACCCGCTGTAGAAGTTACATCAGAAGTTACTACAAATTGAGCTGTTTGTTGTAATGGCTCATAAGTTAATGGGTTAATCATAAATACGCCATCAGCTTCATCAATTGTAATAATATCGCCTTCTCTGAATACAATTGTACTAGCTGCAACACCTGATACTTCAATTGTGTTCCCAGAAGTAATTGGACCATTAGTAACTGTACCGCCAAGCTTATATCCTGCAGGAGGAGAACCACCAGTTTCACCAGCACCAGATATTTGACGAACCAAAAAATTAGTTTTGAAAAAGTCAAAACCAGATAAGTGTCCTACAAATCCATCAATTAATGCGCCTGTATTAACTTCTTTGTTAAATACTGTAAACAAATCATTTGCTAATGATGCAGTAACTCGAGGAGGAGCACCAACATAACGTTTGCCATCTTCAGGAATCGCAAGTTCAGTCATATATGCGTCAGCTTGCAATATTGTATTTAAGTCAACTGGAACACCTGGAGTACCCACGGCTTGATAAGTAGCTTTTTGAAACTTATCTTTGGCAATAAAACTTTCAACCAAGTTAGCTAGACGTTTAGCACGAGGAGCATTAGCCATTTCTAAATATGGTTCATCACGGGCGCGATCGAACGTTAAGTTGAAACCTGTGTATTCAACCATAGTTCTAAATTGTTTAGTAATTGATAATGGTCTAATTACCTGTACAACGCCTTCAGAAGTAGCACTAGCGCCTTCGCCTGCTAAATATCTTTCTTCTAAACGGTAATCAATTGTTTGACCAGTTGCGAATTTTAAGTTTTTGAAATCAGCTTCTAAGTTGCGATTACTTGTACGCGCAAAACTTAAACTGTTCCAAAAGCGTACAAATACATCATCTAATATATATTGGGTGGTACGAAACGTGTTGCTCATCTGAATTTCTCCGAACAAATTAATAATAAATACTTAGCGATTTGCTAAGTCCTTAGTTTCATTTGCCTGGAGGACGCAATTTTACCCCAAAATCACACCAGTTTTGCGGGGGTGTAAATAAATGATTTGGCAATCATTATTCTTAAAAAAGAATCAAGCTCTTGTATTACACAAATACAAGTT